ACAAATCCTATGTATGCCATTCCTACACAAAATATACCTAATGCTTGATAGAGATACTTTTTAATACTCATACTTCTCACCTATAATTTTAAGAGCGTCAACTAAATTATGCATCATCGCATCAGTATGATATGGAGTCGGAGCAAAACGTAAACGCTCAGTACCTACTGCAACAGTAGGATAGTTAATTGCTTGACAATAAATTCCATAATCGTTTATTAAATCGTCACTCAACTGTTTAGTCTTTTTAGCATCGCCAATTAGAACTGGAACAATGTGAGTTTCATTTTCCATAATATTTAAATCTGCTTCAGTTAACAATGTTTTTAGTCGTTGTGCTCTTTCTTGATGTTTAATACGTAATTCATTATTCGCCCTAAGATATTTAATACTAGCTAGAGCGCCAGCACAAACTACAGGTGATAATGCGGTTGTAAAAATAAAGCCTGAAGCAATAGAACGAATAGCATCAATGACATCGTTGTGTCCTACTATGTATCCGCCCTGTACACCAAAGGCTTTACCTAATGTGCCATTCAGTATATCAATTCTATCCTGTGATCCTTGCTTTGCTGACCAACCAGCACCTGTTTCACCATACAGGCCAACGGCGTGGACTTCATCAAGATACGTTATGGCATTATACTTTTCGGCTAGGTCAACGATTTCATTTAACTTACTAGTGAATCCATCCATGCTATACACGGATTCGAAAACTACACAAGGTGTACCTTCGACGGTCTTCAGTATGCTTTCTAGTTGCTCCAGATCATTGTGCTGAAAAATATGTTTCTTAGCACCACTGTGTCGTATTCCTTGTATTAAGGAAGCGTGATTTTTAGAATCACTTACAAATTCAATGTCGGGAATAATTCGTTTAAGAGCAATTAGTGTCCATTCGTTGGCAACATAAGCCGATGTATAGAGCAAGGCTGACTCTTTGCTATGCAGAAGTGCCAGTTCATGCTCTAAAGCGACATGGTAATGAGTTGTTCCCGCAATATTGCGAGTTCCTCCTGCTCCAGCACCAACTTGGTCAAGTGCAGTACGCATAGAGTCTAAGACAACCGGATGCTGTCCCATTCCGAGATAATCGTTGGAGCACCAATTGACAATATTTTTTATATTATATTTGCCATACCAAATAGCGTTAGGATACTCTCCGCAAGTGCGGAGTATATCGTTAAAGACGCGGTAGTTACCGTTATCTTTAAGCTCTTGGATCGTCTCCTGAAAGGGTACCAGGTTTATCATGTCTACGTGTATTTATGTACTTAGATTTACCTGGTGGCTTTTTTTTGGCTGAATTCGGTTTACCGACGTAAGTAATAAACATTCCGCCTAATGAGCCAGCTCCTGGGGGCGGATAATGAATAATGTAACCTTCTTCTGCCATTTGTCTATCGAATTCTGTTAACGAATCAAGAAATTTGCTTAACCACTTAAACATATACAATTATATAGCACAAAAGATTAACCCCTAGTCTCTCGAAAGAACACTAGGGGCTCGCTATCTAAAATCATTATATACGGGCTACGCCACGCTTTATCATCTTATGTTAATGTTATGTGAAATCCATTTTGTTGGTTACTCTCTGTGAATGAAAACGCTACTATAGGAACATAATAGCACAATCATACTTATCTTGTCAACTGAAAATGCTGTTAAAATTGGTTCAAAATGCTCAATTAATGCTTTTTACCGCGACCCATGTAATGCTCTGAGGGTTCATAATTCCATCTTCTACCTTTATGTCCTCGTAATTGAGCATACCACATTCGCAATCTGCAAATTAGTCTTCTTACTTTATATGCCACCGAATTATCCTTAAACGATTGTTAAACTAATGCTTAAGGAATAGCAATACCCTAGTCTCTTCCAGTGTCACCTAAATTTAATGTGGAAAGGGTTCCGCACACCTATTTATATTGAATGAGAAAAAACTTGACATTACTGAAGAAGTATGTAATAATTAGATAAAATTCAGGAGAACTTATGGATCTTACTTTACTCTATATGTGCGTGGGATTTATCCTTGCGGCTTACTCTGTTGTAGCTAATGATAGTGTACAAACCCTTGGGCCGTGGATAGCTTGTAACTCAGACCACCCAGATAATACTGAGCCAGGGTTTCATTGGCGAACACTTTGGTTATCAGCAACGGCAGTCTTACTGTTTACATTATGGTATGGCTGGTATGTTAATGGAGGAGATATATCCTTTGGACGCTTAAATCAAATACCATTCCAAGAAGTCCGATGGTATCATGCTACTGCTCCACTTGTACTTTTATTATTAACACGAGTTGGCGTACCAGTTTCAACAAGTTTCTTAGTCCTGTCTGCATTTGCTAGTACATTTGTATTAGAAAAGATGTTAGTCAAATCTATTATAGGCTATGCGTTGGCGGCTATCGTTGCTTACTCCATATGGTTGGTAGTTGAACGTGTCATAGATGAGAAAGCAGATAAGGTTCCTGAAACACATAAAATTTATTGGCGTGTTGGTAGTTGGGCCACTACAGCATTCTTATGGTACACTTGGTTATCACACGACATGGCCAATATTGCTGTATTCCTTCCTAGAGCATTATCCGTTGAATGGATGCTTTTTATATCTGTTGTGTTTATAGTATTCTTAGGATATACATTTTATGAGCGTGGAGGAAAGATTCAACATATTGTTTTAGAAAAGACAGGTACTAGATATGTACGTTCAGCAACATTAATTAATCTAGTCTATGCATTTATATTAATGTTCTTTAGAGAGTATAATGATATACCAATGAGTACTACTTGGGTCTTTGTTGGATTGTTATGTGGACGTGAACTTGCTATCTCAACACTTATGGAAAACTATAAGTTTAAGTATGTGTTTCCAATTATTGGGCGAGACTTTCTAAAAATGATGCTGGGCTTAATTGTATCGGTTGGCATAGTATTAACGATACACTATGTAATAATTCCAAACAACTTACATTAACGTTCATACATACTCGCATAATTATCAATAAAAGACGGCTGAGGTGTTTCTTTACCGTCTCTTAATTTCTTTATATGCTTAATATATTCTTTAGGATTATGATCAGCAACAGAATCAAACTTTAAGTTTTTTATACCCTTAATGATCCCACGCCATACGTCTTTAGTGCGTTGCCATCCTGTAATGTTTCTTATGTTACCCCAGTGATTAAAATACATACATACTCCGTGATGCCTATAACCCATAAAATAAAAAGGTACTCTAGCTACTATATCTGCATTGTTAACCCAACGATAATGTACCATTGGAAAGTTATTAATATAGTTTTTCCAACCTACTCTTGGTGATCCAAATGTATGCAGGGCAACTGGATGTTTAATTATTTGATCACCTCTACAACGACTTGACATTATTGTTGACATTGCCGCTCCTAACGAATGTCCAATAAAATAAAGATGACGTGTCTTTTGCTCTCTAACAATATCTTCTCTAATCTTATCCCATAGTTTATCGACTTCACCTTTAAAGCCACTATGTACTCGTCCTATAGTTTCAGATACGATCGGCCATGACCTAGCATCTGCTTTAATATCATTAAATTGTTTAGGTTGAGTTCCACGACAAGCAAAAACCATATCGTGCTTATTCATAAAGCGATATGCTTCTGCACCGTTGATGTTATAATATTCTACTGTAGTGAAGCCTAACTTCTTTGCTAATCGTGTTGCGTGATATTCAGTAAAATAAGCAACCCTGCTTAACTCTGCAAAGAGTAAAGCCTGATCGTGAAAAGGTAAGTCTTTAATTTTTGTTTTAAGTTTTGCACTAAACATTACTACTCCGTTATAGTAGTATTTATTTAATTAGTGCGTTTTTATGGGCATCCCCATTCAGGATGTCCTGTAATATCAGGTTCGGTTTCTGGATATGTTACTTCGCTATCGCTGTAGCTTTTAATTTCTAAAATATTACAATGGGGATCTTTAATGAAAAACGTTTCTTGTTCAAGCATCTTGCCCTCAAATCGTATAAAAGGTTTAAGAAGATATCCAATCTTATTTTCTTCTATACGTCTTTTTATATCATTATAGTCTTTACGACGTAGATGCACCCCAAAGTGCGGGACCATTACATCGTTCATACTATCTACATGATGTGCTTCAAATTTAGGTTTGTTAGTTGGGTCACTTGCGTGAAGGGTTAATTCGTTACCGAAGAAGTTAATGTCAATCCAATTAGGAAGTTCTTTATCTGCTGATTCACATCCTAACATATCAACATAAAACTTTAAGGCAGAATCTATGTCCCCCACTTCAAGTGCTAAATGAAACGTTGAACTCATCTTATGCTCCTAGAAAAGAACTTTTTACTAGGTTTCTATCTAGATGCTATGTATATTTAGCTAAGAATGGAGCGGATGGTCAGAATCGAACTGACAGCATCAGCTTGGAAGGCTGAGGTATTACCACTATACGAACCCCGCATTGTTTTATTATATAACCTATTTGATAAGAAGTCAAGTCTCGTGTCTGCATCTTATTTAATGAAAACTCACTAAATACAGTATAGGAAACGATAACCATGAAAAAACGTACCCGATCTATACTAGAAGAACTTAATAGCATCCATAGAACTGCTGATAATGATGCATTAATCCAATCTACAGGACACAATTTGATAGAAAGCTCTATTAATTTATTGAATAGAATTACTGAGAGTTATGACCCTGATACAGCTTCTGAACTAGAAAGACGCTTTATTAATAGTATACGAAGTGGTGATCCACGTAAATTTAAACGTGGAATTGATCGTATTGTTGAAACAAAGAGACATTCCGATGATTCTTAAAGAAGGCGGAAATATATTTAAAAATGCTGAAGGCGAACCAGCAACAGTTCGCATTAACAAAGCTGATGTCAAACCTACACTTTCTTGGCTTGAAAAGATTACTAAATTAGACCATAAGAATCATATGCTAGGTAGCACTGGTGTTAAAGACACAAGTGGTGACTTAGATGTTGCAATTGATAAAGAAAAGGTTGACAAAGATAATTTAGTAAGTATACTACGAGCTTGGGTAATTAAAAATTACCCTGACGAGGATCCTAAAAATTGGATACGTAAGTCAGGAATTTCTGTACACTTCAAAACACCAATCAATGGTGATCCTAAAAAAGGCTTTGTTCAAACTGATTTAATGTTTGGTGACCAAAAGTTTATGAAGTTTGCTTTAGGCGGTATGGATGCAAAAAGTAATTTCAAAGGACAACACCGTATGATTATGATTGCCTCACTTGCTAAAGCACAAGGCTTTAAGTGGAGTCCTTCAAATGGATTAGTTGATAGAATAACTAATGAACCTACAAAAAAAGCTAAAGATCCAGACTTCATTTCTAAAACTTTAATGGGTCCAACTGCATCAGCAAAAGACTTACAAAGTGTAGAATCAATTAATAATAAAATTAAAGCAGACCCTAATTATGAGGCACTAGTAGCAGATGCTAAAGAGTGGTTTGAAAAGGATGGGCTTGAGCTACCGTAATGAGATTTTTTGAATTTAAACATATTGTAAAAGAAATGGAAGCACGTATCCAACACGCTGAAGATGTTGTGTTCTGGGAAGGTAGTGCTGGAGCCAAACGTGCCT